GCTCCCCGACGATGACGAGCGCCGGCACGTCCTTGATGTTATGGCCTTCAAGGTTCAAAACCCGAACGTCAAGATCAACCATGCCGTGCTGCACGGCGGCGACGAGGGCTGCGGCAAGGATACGCTCTGGGCGCCGTTCATCTGGGCCGTGTGCGGGCCGTTCCTGAAAAACCGCGGGATTATCGATTCCGACGGGCTCGCCGGCCAGTGGGGCTATGCTCTTGAGAGCGAAATCCTGATCCTGAACGAATTGCGAGAGCCGGAGGCGAAGGAGCGTCGGGCGCTCGCCAACCGGCTTAAGCCGATCATCGCCGCCCCGCCGGAAACTCTGACCGTCAACCGTAAGAGCCTGCACCCATATGAGGCGCTCAACCGCGTTTTTGTGCTGGCCTTCACCAATGACCCTGTGCCGATCACGTTGCCGTCGCAGGATCGCCGCTGGTTCTGCGTATGGTCTTATGCCGATCGTATGACGCCGCGGGAGGCCGACGCCATGTGGAACTGGTATCGATCGGGCGGTTACGAGGCCATCGCAAGCTGGCTGCTGGCGCGGGATGTGAGCGCCTTCAACCCGGCTGCCGCGCCGCCCCTGACTGACTTCAAGCAGTCAATGATCGAACACGGCATGTCGTCGGCGGAATCGTGGATCGTCTCCCGTATCGAGGCGCGCAAGGAGCCCTTCGACCGCGGTGTCATGGGCTCGCCGCTGCACTCGGCGGTCGATTATTTGAGCGACAAGAGGCCGCAAGGCGCAACCTTCAAAGTCGTGCAACCGGCGCTCCTGCACGCCCTGAAAGAAGCCGGCTGGCGCGATATGGGCCGGATCGCCTCCGCGCGTCACGCGACCAAAAAGGCGTGCTGGGCGGCCCCCTGGCTGCTCGCGGCCGGAGCGACCAAGAGCCAACTCCGGGACTTGCTGGAAGATGCGCCTGAAGCGCCGCCCGTGAACGTGGTCAACCTAGTCAAATAGCAGTTGTCAACATGCGCCCGTCGTGAGACGATGGGCGTTATGACTGATATTTGGCAGGGCATAATCATCTTTTGCTTGCCAGCGCTCGCGCTGATCCTGCTCGACTTTGCGCTTGAAGCGGCCGGAATCGGCAAGCGCGAGCCGGCGACGTGGGGCGATCATTTTGTGATCGGCCCCGTATGCCTATTCGTCACGATTCTGGCAATAAGGCTGCTCAAATGATTCTGGATTTGCTGATTTGCCTCGCAGCATTGCTGCTAGAATTTGTGTGCGACCGTCCTCATCGACGTGCGCCAATGCCTCTTCGAGCGCGCGCCGTAGCCTGTCGCTTTCGTCGATAGCAAATTTAATCGTGTGCTGCGCACGATCGCGGGCTTCGTTATAGCCGGCGAGATAGGCGCGTGTTACTTCTTCCTGTAGCTGCTTTATGCGCTGCTCAAATTCGGGTTTACCCATGCCAAAACCCTCCGGTCGAATTGACTATCTTAACACCCCGCCTGCGTCCAGAGACCCTATTGCGGAGCTTTTGGGTAAGTCGCCAGAGCAACAGGATTTCTGGAATCGCGTTAGTGCGTTCCATTCCTCGCAAGATTATAGCGGTCTTGACGACACTGGCGTCGGTATAGACGCCTATCTGCGCGAGGAAGAAAGACGACAACGGCTCTTATCCTATTTGCGGCCCTATCTTGAAGCGACCGGGCTCTACCAAAACGCGATGGCGCCGCCACCACAGAATATGATGCGCGGGATGTTCGGTCTCCGACAAAGAAACGCCCGGCCTTTTTAGGGGCCGGGCAGTTGGGGAGGAAACGTGATTGGCGTTTTCTAGCAAATGCCGGCGCCCATGTAAAGCAAGTCTAAACGGCGCACGATTTCCGCTTCTGTGCAGACGGGATGTTCCTGCACAGTAGGGTCCAGACGGCGGTATAGCGCCCATAGAGAGCGATTGACGCGGTAGCAGGGCTCGTCTACCGGCAAGTCAGGTATAACGGCCCCATAAGCCTCTAGCATATCCTCAAAACGGTTCGTCATAGTGCGTCCCCAGCTCGAGCATCAATTCCAGTCGGGCAATCTCACGGCGCAGGGCGTCCTCCCGCGCTATGTCGCTATTCCATTCCGCGTCGTTTAGCTCTTTGCGCAGTCGCGCGAGTTTCAGGCTATTTGATTCCAAGGATTATCTCCAGAATCACGATTATCAGGATGTTTAGCATGGTCTTTGAACCTTAAAGCGAAGTTGATCGTTTTCGCGACGGCCGCGAGAGCGCGGGCGTCAGCGTGCGGAAAATGAAGCCGGACGGCGCCGTCAGGTGTCTCTATCGTCACGGCGTCGTTCGTAATCTTCGCTTTCGTCTTGGGCGTCGGGTATAGATTCACCGAAAGCATAGCGCCGCTCCAATTCTTCCAGGACGTAAAGCGTCAATCCGCCGCCCATATCAAGCATGGCGCGCAAGGCGCCGTAACTCATCTCAGAGAGATCGAGAGCGAGATCTTTCATTCGTCCCATGCTCCACCCCCTTCGTAATGCTCCAAACAAGCCATCGTTAGGGCGTCGTCGCGAAACAGGGCCGCTTCGATTAGCTTATACAGCGGTTCAGTGCTATCGAGCTGGCGGCCGGGATCGCTTAGATCTATGCCGTCAAGCGCGATCCCGGTTATGCACAGGTCGTCAACGGACCAGTTCATATAGCCGCACTCTTTGTCGGGCGGTAGGACCGTGTAAGACACGTCTGCAACGCCGTAAACGTATGCGGCGCACCCCGGGATAAGGGCCAGTTCGTCGAATGTGTATTCAGTCTCGTATATCATGTCCGATACCCCTTTTCATATCCCGCATACCAGTTCGGAAGATCACGGCGGGCGCGGTGTAGCAGCGCCTTGTCCCATGCCGGAGCGCGCTTCGCGCCGGGCTTGGCCTGCCAGTCCCCGCGCCAGTCGCGCGCCCATAGGTTAAGATGGCCGGCGTTTTGCACGCCCGGCGCGTTCCAGATTGCGTCCATTTGTTCTTTCGTCATATCCTATTCCCCAAAATAGAAGCATTGCGCGTAGGACAGTAGAACGTCCTGCGACGCGTCGTAATATCGCGTCCAGGGCTTTCCCCAGTCCTGCACCTCCAACCACGCGCGAGCCGGCTGGCGGTATTCGTCCAATTCGCCGCGAATGCGCACGGCCGGGCCACCGGTCGATATCAAAATTGCGAATTCTTCGGCCTGTAAGCAGTCGCCAACCGGCGCCCAGCCGGACCGCACCTCTATCAAGAGGGCGTCCTGTTGTATGACTTCAAGAGCTTCGTCGCGGCTTTCACAGTCGTCGGCGGCGTCTAGCAGTTCCGCCAGTTCTTCCTTTTCGGCGTCGTCAAGCGATTCCGAGTCCTTCAGTTCGTCCAGGCGGTCGTAGTCGCAGTCAAGCGCCGCGACCATTTCCGAGATTGATTCGTAGGCGAGTTTTCCGATTTCTTTAAGATCTGACATTGTCTTGTCCTCTCAATAGTTGCAGTTTTGAGCCGTCAGCAATCTGGTGGCGCGATTCATCATCTTGCCGAACATAAGCAAGCTCGCGTCGTCCGCCTCGCGGACGCATTGTGTTGTGTAGTCGTCGTCGTCATTTGACGGGCCAAGAGGTGACGGGCGGAATTTCCATTCGGCTGGCACAGAGAAATCGCGGTTAAAATAGATTTCATCCGCGATTGAAAACAGCCAATGTGTGACGTGGCCCCAGTCGTCGCCGTCATACGTCAAGCGAAACTCGGCTTTGAGCCCCTGTAAGTTCATTTGTCTTGTCCTCTATTCATGATCGTTTGATGATAGCGCGGGTTTTTACCCCGCGCCAGTGATTTTTAGCCCCAGAGGTAGCATAGGCCGGGTATCAGGATGATCGCGGCGATTGTGGCGTCGATGATAAACTCAAACATGTTAGCGCGTCCCCGCATAAACCGCGATCAAGTCTGACGCGGCGTGGCCACGCTCGGCGGCATAACGCTCGCGCGCGACCTTAAGATTGCACGCCCACGTCGTAGAGGCGACGTAGGTCGCGAGAGCGCCAGGGTGCTTCAGATAGATATCTATCTTTTTATAGTTTGTTCGTGGCATTGTTTCCTGCTCCGTCTAGATGACAATCTGACACATAGCGCGAATCGGAGCGCTTGTCAAATATTCTTTGACAAATCTTTGGCAAAAATTGTCACGGATTGTCATGGTGGTGACCTATGGCGAGGCGCTGATTCTAATGGGGTTTGTTGGCTTATAGGTTAAATAGTCGTTTTTTCTGTTAAAATCTAAGCATTATTGTATAATATTACTATATATATATAGCGTTTTTGTGTATACTATATAGATGCCAGCAGAAAAAAGGCCGAAAATTGACCATAGCCCCCCATCCTCGCGTTAAAACAAGGGTTTGGGAAAGGTTATGGCAGTGACAATCCGTGACAATTGATGACCTATGGAGTGACAATGCAGAATTTCCCTTATGAGAACCGCGCGCAAGCGCTCGAAACCGCCTTCGGTCTATACCTCACCGGCGAATGGCCTATGTCTTACGTCTCGGCTCTCTATTATGCCGAGCTCTCGGATACGACCGACGCGCAAGTCCGCTGGCAGAAAGGGCCGGGCGCCCGCTTTGCCGCGTATGTCTACACGCCAAGCCGCGACTACCCGCTGAATCCGGTGCGGCGACCGCGCATGGCCTTGCGGTCGTGACAATCTAACCCATCAGCGGACCCCGCTCCCGATTGGCGGACCCCGCTCCGCATTGGCTGTCTGTAAACGGTCAAGAGCAGGTTGACATTCGTTCTTGCTTTTGGCCGTTGACATATGGGCTTTGGGTGATTGTAGACGGGGGAGGGCCGGCCTTGGGATCTCCTTGTAAAAATACGAAGGGGCCACAAGAAATTTGCAAAATTTTTTATTTTTGATATTAAACAATCTATGACATTCGTTAGCCTACCTTACGAACCGCGCGTCATCGCCGCGACCGAGGCGCGTCTGGAGCAAATCTATCAGACGGCCAAGCTGGGCCTGAAAGGGGACGCGCTGGCGTTCGCGCTGGACATGACCCCGGCCGAGTATCGGGCGCTGGTCAGCCGCGACCAGATGGCCCAGTATGCGGAGGAGCGCGGACGCGCGGAGGCCGAGGCCGAGATGGCCGGGGTGCTACGCACGGCGGCGCTGGCGGGAGATACGAAGGCGGCGCTGGACATACTGAAGCACACCCACGGCTGGGTGGCGCGTCAGGCGGTCAGCGTAGAGGTCAACCAGACAATCAGCATCACGGCCGCGCTTGAAGAGGCGAAGATGCGGGTAATCGAGGGTTCAATTGCAGACGCCAATCTTCTCACCGCAGGACGAACAGCGTCTGATGGCGACGCTATGGAGCCAGCAGATCAAGGACGATCCGCTGGCCTTCGTGAGGCTGGCGTTCCCGTGGGGTAAGCCCGGCACGCCGCTGGAGCATTTCGAGGGACCGCGCGTATGGCAGCGCGAGGTGCTGCTGGAGCTGCGGGACCACATCCGCGCCAATAGCGGCAAGATAGATTTCGAGACGTTCAGGATGGCGACGTCATCCGGGCGCGGTATCGGCAAGTCGGCGCTGGTCTCATGGCTGGTGATCTGGATGCTGACGACGCGGATCGGCTCGACGACCATCGTGTCGGCCAACTCGGAATCGCAGCTCCGCAGCGTCACATGGGCCGAGATTACGAAATGGCTGAGCATGTCGCTCCAGAGCCACTGGTTCGAGGTGTCGGCCACCCGCGTCGCCCCGGCCAAATGGATCACGGAGCTGGTCGAGCGGGATTTGAAGCTGGGCACGCGCTACTGGGGCGTCGAGGGGCGCCTGTGGTCGGCCGAGAACCCGGACAGTTACGCGGGCGTCCACAACTTCGCGGGCGTCATGCTGATCTTCGACGAGGCCAGCGGCATCGACGACAGTATATGGTCGGTCGCCAGCGGCTTCTTCACGGAGAACACGCCGCACAGGTTCTGGCTGGCGTTCAGCAACCCGCGCCGCAACTCGGGCTACTTCTATGAGTGCTTTAACTCGAAGCGGGACTTCTGGCGCAACAAGATCGTAGACGCCAGATCGGTCGAGGGGACGGACAAGCAGGTCTACCAGCAGATCATCGACGAGTATGGGCCGGACAGCACGCAGGCGCACGTCGAGGTCTATGGTGAGTTCCCGAACGCAGGGGATGACCAGTTCATCCCGGCGTCGCTGGTGGCCGAGGCGGCGGCAAGGCCGAAGTGGGCGGACCAGAGCGCGCCTATTGTGATCGGGGTGGACCCGGCGCGGTTCGGGTCGGACGCGACGGTCATAGCGGTGCGGCAGGGCAGGGACATCATCGCGATACAGCGGCACCGCGGCGACGACACCATGACGGTCGTGGGACACGTCATCGACGCCATACAGACCTACACGCCGGCGCTGGTGGTCATCGACGAGGGCGGGCTGGGCGCGGGCGTCGTCGACCGGCTCAAGGAGCAGAGGTATAAGATCAGGGGCGTCAACTTCGGGCAGCGCAGCAGCAAGCCGATCATGTATGGCAACAAGCGGGCTGAGATGTGGGGGTCGATGAAGGAATGGCTGAAGACGGCGAGCATCCCGAACGACAGGTATCTGAAGGGCGACCTGACGGGGCCGATGATGAAGCCGGACTCGAAGGGGGCGATCTTTCTGGAGAGCAAGAAGGATATGAAAAGCAGGGGTCTGGCATCCCCCGACGCCGCGGACGCGATAGCCGTTACTTTCGCTTTCCCCGTGGCGCACAGAGAGGCGCGGCCGATGGACAACAGACCCCGCGTCAGTTATGGTGGAGCGATTTCATCTGGATGGATGGCAAGCTGATGGCTGGCAAGAAAACAACACCGCTTAAATCTACAACGCAATTTTTGGCGGAGTTAGGGGAATATAATGTTCCCGGTAGCGACGCTATGTTTACGCGAACGCCAGCGCCATATGTCGGTTTTAGCGACCGCGCTGGTCAAGGCGCAACCCCAAGTGATTGGGGCTCCGAAACAACCCCTTTGGCTAACCCGGCTGCGGTCCGGGCCTATACGCGCAACGCGCCGTATATGGAAGAGTTTATGTCCGATCCGCGAACAATGATAGCTGAAATTATGCGGTTGCGGCAGGCTGTTGCAGAAAAACCGGGCGACCCGGTTAATGAATACCGGTTGCGTGTGCTAACGCAGGCGCTTGGCGACGTGTTTGGTATGGGTGAAAAAGACGGCCGTGTGCAGGCTATGACTACGCCGGGAAGCCGCTGATGGTGTCTTTATCTGTAGGGCGCGGCGAGAAGCTGTCCACGAAGGCGGGCGCTGGCCTCACAGCCAAGGGCAGAGCCAAATATAATGCAGCCACGGGCAGCAAACTGAAGCCGCCGGCTCCGAATCCAAAGACGAAGGCGGACGAGGGGCGTAAAAAGTCATTTTGCGCCCGCATGGGCGGCGTTGTCGCCAAGTCGAAGAACGCCGAACGGGCGAAAGCCAGCATGAAGAGGTGGAACTGTGGCAAGTAAACCCGGCCTCTACGCCAATATTCACGCCAAAAAGGCCCGCATCGCCGCCGGATCGGGCGAGAAGATGCGCAAACCGGGCGCCAAGGGCGCTCCGACGGCCAAGGCGTTCAGGGAATCCGCCAAAACGAGGAAAAAATAATGCCTCTCGTGAAATCACCCTCAAAAAACGCCTTCCGCAAGAACATCAAGGCGGAAATGGCCTCTGGAAAGCCGCAAAAACAAGCAGTTGCGATCGCGTATGACGTAAAACGCAAGGCTGCGGCCAAAAAAGGAAAGTCCTGCAAGTAATGGACGACAACGGCATCAAAGGCGCTAAATCGGTTGCTGGCGGGGACGATGACGTCCTCAACACCATGCGCGGCCGGCTGAAGATCGCCGTCTCAGCCTACTCAGACAGTCGCGAAGACGAGCTTGACGACCTGCGCTTCATGGCGGGTAGCCCGGACAACCAGTGGCAATGGCCGGCAGACGTGCTGGCGACCCGCGGGGCGGTGCAGGGCCAGACGATCAACGCGCGGCCGTGCCTGACGATCAACAAGCTGCCGCAGCACGTCCGGCTCGTGACCAACGAGCAGCGGCAGAACCGGCCGCAGGGCAAGGTCATCCCGGCCGACGATCTCGCGGACGTGCAGGTGGCGGACATCTTCAACGGGATCGTGCGCCATATTGAGTATCTGTCGGACGCGGACGTGGCCTACGACACGGCCTGCGACAATCAGGTCACCTACGGCGAGGGCTATATCCGCCTCGTGACGGAGTATTGCCGCGAGGACAGCTTCGATCAGGACATCAAG